TTGGCATCAATCTTATGTTGATTACCCTTTAGTGCTTCGTCGGTCTGCTCAACTTCTTCAAGATTCAATGAGCGAGTTTCATTGATTCTTTCCATTAAATCTTTAAACTTCAGCATCTTCTTCTCCCGTAAAGTCTTCATCTGATTCGTCTTGGGTGTCAGTATCAGATTCTTCTTCAGGTTCTGATTCTTGACCATTAAAAACGTTCATGGCAATCTGCTGTCTGTATGCATCTAATGCAGTTCCCGCTTTAATGTCCATAATATCATTAAATACTTGTTCTGCATCGGCAAGAGTACCGCTTTCAATGCTATTTATTAAATCTGCTACATTGTTTTCCATAATAATTATCCTTGTTCAGTTTGTTCTGGTTGTGGCGGTTGCTCTTCTGCAGGTGGAACTTCTGGTGGATTTGCTTCATTCGCTGCTTCGATTTCTGCTATCTCATCATCAGTAAGTTTCAGAATATTCTTTTGGACATATTCCTTGCTGTAGAGCGAACCAATATAATTCGCCATTCCATTCAGAATCTCGATACGAGACTGAAGGATTTGCTGTTCTTTTGATTCTGTGTAATATGCATCAGTTGCATAGTTGTATTGAATCTTATATTTGATTGCTTCCCAGTCTGCTTCAGTTATGATTCCCTTGAGAATCAACTGTGTCTTTAGGAGGTCATCAAAAATTAACGAGAAGCGACGACGAAGTCTAGCAATAAACTTTGTAAACTTCCATTCGTCACGATTAATCTCAGCAGCACGACCAAAGTTTAAACCTGATTGCTGTTGCTGTCTCGAGATTGGAACATTCAATGCTTGATATAGTTTCTTTTGGAAGTATTCAACGTCTTGGATCTGCCCAAGGTTTTCCCCTCCAGGAAGTGTTTCGATCTGTGTTCCTCTACCACCTTCGCGGCGAGGCAACCAGAAGTCTTCAAGCATTGACATGAATTTCTTATCGTCACGGATTTCACCAGTGTTTGAATCGTAAACAATCTTGTTACGATACTGGTTCATAATACCCTTGAGGTATTGTTCCGCTTTAATCTTAGGTAGGTTACCAACGTCAACATAAAATACTCGACGCTCAGGAGCACGAGTGATACGATAAATCACCAGTGCGTTTTCCATCATGCGGAGTTGGTTTGCTGGACGTATTGCTTTATGGAGATACGACAATCCCACGTTCTTATCCTGATCAACAAGACCAGAAGGAACATGGCAGATAGCGTCCTTTGTGATTCTAAGTGCATTCGCGCTGGTTGAATAATCATTCGCGCTTGCTGACTTTTGGTGTACTACACCTTTCTCGTTAAAGAGAAAATACTCATCAATACGTTTGATGAAATCGACATTAGTCTTTGTGTCTTTTTCTTTGATGATCTCACGAACTTTTTTAATCTTCCGTGGATCGATGTATCGAACATCAGTTAGACCCTGCTTTGGGTTTGCTGTGTCGATAACTTTGTGAAAGAATAATCTCCCATCAACATACCAACGACGGAAGTAATCGTGCGCTCTTAGTTTAAAATCTAAGATTCTTAAGATTTCTTCGAATTCTTTTTCGATATCTTTCTTGATGCCCGCAGAAACCTCTACGTTATCCAGATTAATTCTAATTGGATCTTCGTCATCAAGATTTGATATGGAGTCATTAACAATATCATCAATTGCTGTGTCGACATCTGCCATTCCAGCAATGTCACGATAGCGTCTAATCAGTTCTTGTTCTGTGCTGGCAGTCCCATCTAAATCTAGATAGGTTCCGTAGTAACCACCTGCTTTAATTTCATCTGTGCCACCGTCGTCTGTCGGAGCCACGAACGATTTTTCCGTTGGTGGCTCCGAAGATCGTGTAATCTTATAACCAAAAATTTCCATAATATTAGATTACTCTTAAAGTGTGTTAGTTAGGTAGTGTGAGTAATTGAATGTTACTGTGAACTCTTCGATTACATCATTCTGACCATATTGCAAACCAATTTCCGACATGTTAATCGGGAATGAGTTATACAGTGTGTATTCCATCAGAACTTCATCATTACGATCGAGATGCTGAACGATAATATCTGCTTGATATTCAGTTGGTGTAAGAACACCTGTGTTCAATTCCAGATCATTCATTCCTGTCATCCACTCTTCGAATGGTTTACGGAGCGACATTTCAGTGTCATTGATGATTGTTACTGTCCACGGATCGAAGATACGCTCACCAGCGAGTTTCACTTCGCGTCCGCGATACTGAACGAGAGTTGGGTTTACTGTTGATGCAGGAAGGGCAGCACCAGTTACCAACAGCGCATATTCTCTATCAGGAACGGATGTTACATATCCAGGCCAGTTGAGTAATACACGGAATTGGTTTGGTCTTGCACCACCAGCACCTAGTAACCCTTTAAACTTTGAAATATCCATATTAGATTTCTCCTATAATTCTATTTATTCGGGTTATTAGGCACCAACTTCTTCGAACGATACCGAGGTACGTGTTGCGATGAAGTTTAGGTAGATGAAGTTGATTGACTTAGCAGGTTTGATGTAGATATCTGCAACAAACTCATTACGGTCAATTACTTCGCCAGTGTTATTTGATTCGTCGCAAACGACACGGAAGTCATATATACCACGACGACCACGAACATCGCGGAGGAATGGTTCAACTAGTGACTTGAACTGCGAACGAGTGAAGACATCGTTGAATTCGAACAACTGGAACTTAGCAGCAGTCGCGATTGCCTTCTCAAGAACGATGAACAGACGACGAACATTGATACGATCGAATGCCGATGGTTTCGCAAGAAGTGTCTTGTCACCATAAAGAACAACACCCTGTCCTGGGAATGATACAACTGGGTTGACACCATTCTTGTAAAGAGTATCGCGGTCTGTTTGGTTTGGCGAATACAGAAGTTTCACGCAGTTCTTGATTGCGCCACGATTGAAACCAGCAGGCGACCACCATGGATCGTTGGTATTGTCAGTACGTGCGCATAGACCTGCAGTATCAGCATTCAAAGGAATATTGATATATGTGTCATTATACTTGTCGTATTGAACCTTCCAACCTGAATCCATAACAGCGTATGAAGTCGAACGATCGAGAGTTGTATTTCTGTATGTTACGATGTCATCTGCTTCATCACCAGCATTGTTTTGAACTGCTGCAAGTGGTGGTGAAAGGAAAACAACACAGTCAAGACGATCAAGGACAACGTTGTCGATCACGTGCTGAGCGACAGCAACAGCATGTCCACCAGTCAGAAGAAGCGAAACGTCAACAAGTTCCTTGTTAGCAAACAGATCGTAACCTGTTTGAAGGTCACCAGAAGATGGAGCAGCATCAACACCACTTGTGAGAGAAACGTTTTCTGGTGCATTCAGTCCGACAAATGCGCCTGCAACTGCTGCTGTTGATCCCCAATCAGTCATCGATGATGGGTGATCCATCCACCAAATATATTTTGATTGTGCGTTAATTACGTTCTTATAGTAGTTCGAAGAACCATCAGAATTCTTAGCATCAGATGCCTTAGAAACGAATGGGAACTTTTCTAGAACAGTACCAGCAACACCAGTAAATGCGCCATCTTCATCGACAACAATTACGTGGACTTCATCACCAGATGAATTGTAATTTGCTGCATATTCAGAGGTTCCTGGAGCACCATCAAACTGTGCAACGTATGACCATTCACCGAATGTTGCAGCATCAGCAATACCAACCTTCAGAGAATTACCAATAGCTCCTGGATACTTGGCCGCCCAAGTTCCTACTGCTGCTTCGCCTGCAGCATAAGATGCATCATATACATCTTGATTGTTAATCGCAATTGCCGTACCTGTTGAAACAGCATTTCTTGCTGCTGTGCCAACTGTGCGAACTAGTTGCAGGTTGTTGCCGTAACCAAGAAAGTTAGCAGCAGTGTGGAAGTGAACTGTTGTTGTGCTTGTTGGTTTACCAAACTCGCGAACGAGTTGGTTTTCTGACGAAATTGTTTGAATTTCGTTTACAGGTCCCCAGAGGAAGTAACCAGCGTACCCACCAGCAGAACTTGAGACTGCTGGTACGACGCTAGTTAGATCCTTTTCAGTAACTAGGACTCCTGGCGATAATTGAAATGCCATTTTCTTCTCCTTGTATATAAAAACTGACAAAAACCACTGTCTTTTTGCTTATAAGGTTATTTATAAAATGCTTACTTTACATCCAACCACGTTTAACGGTCTTAGTATCGACTGACCATAGGTCTCCACTATCAACAAAAAACTCTTCTTCAGTGCCATTTACTATCAAACCAAATGGTGTCAGTTCTTCTTCTATCTGTTTCATCTGACCATCATATAACTTCTTTCTAATATCAATATCTGTCAGATCTGTGAAATATGTGTTGCTGGTTACCCAAGCAAACAGTACTAAACTCATCACCAAGTCATCAAAATATCCTTCGTCTGCCATCCAAGTTCCCATCTTTTCAATAAAGGTAGAGAATTCTGAGATGGTATCCGCATCAAAAATCAGTAACTTCTTTTCTTCCATCAGGGATTTTAGTGTAAAACAACCTTGCCTTTTTACTTGCTTAGTCATTCGAACACCCATTTGGGTTGCTCTACCGAAACCTGGAGAAAGATATTGTTTATTCGTATCCTTCGACGTTGTTAAAATATTATCATATTCTAATTCTGAATGCAAAATATCAGCGACTTGCTGACCCATGTCATTAATTTCAATCATCACATATGCATTATTAAAATCTCTCGCCACCTTATTTACAATGTTAGGATAAAGCATTGGTGGTATTTTATTATTGCGGTATTTAGCGACGAGTTTATAGGGAACAGAGGTTGCGTCAAGCACAGTGAACGCAGAATAGTCGCCACCAATACCTCTTGCCGTATCAACACCCATAACATAAGTATGCTCTGGGATGGGATCTTCGAAGATATCTAGACCATCTTTCATGTATATAG